GCGTATGTTACCTCCTCCGTGGAGGAAGACAAAACCAGCCGCGAAGACTGGATCGAGGCGTACACCAAGGGGCTAGATTTGCTTGGCCTACGGTACGAGGCCCGTACCGAACCCTTTGACGGTGCCACCGGAGTCATCCACCCCGTACTAAACGAGGCCGTTACCCAGTTTCAGGCAGGGGCGTATAAAGAGATGCTCCCCAGTGCCGGACCCGTGCGCGCAAACATTGTGGGCACCCCCTCCCCCGAGGTAGAAAAACAAGCACAACGCGTACAAGACTACATGAATTACCAACTCATGTACGAAATGGAAGAGTACGAGCCCGAGTTCGATCAGATGCTGTACTTCCTTGGTTTGGCGGGGAGTGCATTTAAAAAGGTCTACCGCGACGATCTGCTTGGCCGTCCGGTGAGTAAGTTTGTCCCTGCGGAAGATGTGATCGTACCCTACACCGCAACAGACCTAAAAACCGCCGAACGGGTCACTCACGCCATTCACATTTCAGAGAACGAGCTTAGAAAGTACCAGGTAAGCGGTTTTTACCGCGATATTGAAGTCTCCAGTGGTAACCTTGCAGAAGCCGACCAGGTAATCGAGGCGTACAACAAGATCGAGGGGACAGAACCCGCCGGAGAGGGCGATATGATTGCTCTCTACGAGTGCCATTGTTACCTCGATCTAGAAGAATACCCCGATGTAGACGAAAACAATGACGAAACAGGTATCAAATTACCGTATATCGTCACCGTTACGACCGATACTCAAGAAATTTTGTCTGTGCGGCGTAATTTTTCGTCATCTGACCCGACAAAATCAAAAATACCGCATTTTGTTCAGTATAAATTCACTCCAGGGCTCGGTTTTTACGGTTTTGGTTTAATTCATCTGTTGGGTAACCTTAGCCGCACCGCCACAGCTAATTTGCGTCAGCTGATTGATGCCGGAACGCTTGCAAATATGCCTGCTGGATTCAAGGCTCGTGGGTTGCGGATCGCGGATGATCAAAACCCGCTTGCTCCTGGAGAATTTAGGGATGTTGATGTCCCCGGAGGCGATCTACGCACCAGCCTAATGCCTCTGCCATACAAAGAGCCGAGCGGTACACTGTTTCAACTAATGGGGTTTGTTGTTGAATCTGCTCAGCGGTTCATTGGCACAACCGATATAGGCGTAGGCGACGGCAGGCAAGAAATGCCCGTTGGCACAACCATCGCACTATTGGAACGGGGTGCGCGGATCGTCAGCGCAGTACACAAGCGTTTGCATGCGAGCCTTAAAAACGAGCTCAAAATGCTTGCGCGGCTGTTTGCCGAGGACCCTGCTCCGTATCCGTATCAAGTTGGCGAAGACCAGGTTGTAAAGACGCAGGATTTTGATTCCCGCGTCGATATCCTCCCCGTTAGCGATCCTAACGTCTTCAGTATGTCGCAACGGGTGGTTCTGGCACAGGAACAGTTGAAACTAGCGCAAGTCGCTCCGGAACTCCACAACATGCACGAGGCCTTTAAGCGCGTTTACGATGCGCTGGGCGTGCAGAACGTGGATCAGATCTTAAAACCAGCCCCTGTCCCGCAGCCTATGGACCCCGCAAGCGAGAACCAATTCGCCAGCCAAGCCGCAGGGGGACAAGGTGAGCTGACGGCGTTCCCCGAGCAGGACCACGATGCCCACATTGCCGTGCACCTAGGCTATATGAATAGTCGTGTGGCACAGATGCAGCCCCCCGTCCTGCTCACACTGGAAAAGCACATATACGATCACCTAGGCTTGAAGGCACAAGTCTTAATGGCACAAGACCCACAGGCGCAGCAACAGCCCCCAGAAGTACAGGCCCAGATCCTATCGCGGATACAGGCTAATCTACTTTCTGAGTTCCAGCAGCAGAATCCTCCGCAGCCTCAGCAAGACCCGCTTGTGCAGATCAAAGAGCA